CAATACGTCGCGGCGATCAAGCCGGCTCGTAACCCGAAGGCGAGCGTCTGATGCCGGCGCCATCACCGGGACGCATCGCCTGGATCGAGCGGGTGACCGATCAATGGGCCGCGCAGGCGGCGGCGCTGCAGGTGGACGATCACCCCAGCGCAGCGATCCGCGCGACAGTGCTCGACGGCATCGTCCGCCGACTGCGCGACGAGCTGCCCGCGCGTGCGCCGGCCGCCGGTCCCAACGCAGCCGAGGCCGACCGGCTGGAGGCGATCATGGCGCGATGCAAGGGCCCGTACTTCAACGAGAAGTGGGGCGGCATGGTCAACGACGCGCCCTTCCTCGACGATGTCGAGCACACCCTGCGGTGCCGCATTGCGCGCCTGCGAGGCCTGCCGGACCCGCCCTACGTCTATCTGCGCACCTCGCCCGCCGGTGAGGCGCCGCCGGTACCGATCGCGCCACCACCGATCCCACCCCCCGAAGCGGTACCGTTCCGCGCCGGACCCCAGCTTTCCCTCTTCGAAGTCGCGGCATGAGCAACAAGGTATCCACCCTCGTCTATAGCAAGCTGACCGGGTCGATGGCCCGGAAGGGCATCCTCGGCTACATGGCCGACAAGGCCAGCGACGACGGCTCGGGCATCTGGTGCTCGAAGCAGACGATCGCGGCCGAGGTCGAGTGCAGCAAGCAGACCGTCATCACCACGATGCGCGGGCTGGTCGCCGATGGACTGATCAAGGAAGTCGGCCAGCGTAAGGCGCGCAACGGCTATACGGTCGAGTATGTGATCGTGCTGGCGGCGGTGAAGAAGCTGCCGGACGCCAAGGGCGACACTGATGCCGGTGACAAAGCAAAGGGTCCAAAATTGGACCGGTCAACGGGTTTGACCGCAAAGGGTCAAGCAGCTTTACCCAAACCATCCTGGAACCCTCCCCTTGAAGAAGCTGACGCTTCTTCTGCCCCCGGCGGGGCTGAAAAAGGCTCGGCGGTGCCGGACGATGATGGTTCGAAGGGCAAGTCGGCCGGGTGGACTGTCCCGGTGATCGCCGACCTGCCGGCGAAGGTACAGGCCATCGTCCGGCAGTGGCCCGCTGGGGCTTACGACACGCTCGGCGCCGGGCATGCGGCGTGGCTGAAGGGCAAGCGGCGCGTCCGTGATCGCGATAGCAGCTGGCATGCTCGGATCGTCCAGCTGGGCGACCAGCCGATCCGCGCCGCCAAGGCCGGCCTGCGCTACGAAACCACCGCGGCCGTCTCGGCAACAGTGCCGGCGGCGGCGATCGCCCGGTGCGACGCCAGTGGCGAGGGGTTGGAAGCGGCGGCGCTGCGCACGGCGTTGCGCGATACCTTCGGCGCGGCGATGTACGGGCAGTGGTTCGAGCCTTGCCGGTACGATCTCGCTGGCGATTGCCTGACGGTGGTCGCGCCGAAGGCGTTCGTCCGGGACTGGCTGCGCAATAATCGTGAAGGCCATCTGGCCGAAGCCGCCTCGCTGATCCTCGGCACGCGCGCCAGCGTCCAGTGGAGGCTCGACGCGGCCGCGTGACCGACGAGACCTCGTTTCCTGTACCGTATACGAGCAGCGCCTGTGATCGCGTGCTGACGGCGATCCGCATCTATCGCCGCCAGCATGGTCGCTCACCTAGCCTAGGTGAGATCGCCCGCCGGGCATCTGTCAGGCGTCAGCATGTCGGCCGCTACTTGGTGCGCCTGCAGATCGCCGGGCTGCTCGTCTATGACCGCCACGCGATCGAACCGATTATGCTCGCCGATCCCACCGCCAACCTCTCCGACATCGATCTCGAGGTCGCCTGCCATGATCGGGGATGGACGGTCATCATGTCACGCGCTCCGGCTGTTGCTTCTGCGTTTCCCGTCGATCCGGTGGTGCCGAATTGGGAACTGCCGTTGTTGGACAAACTCGGTCAGATAGACTGAATGCAGCCACCGCTGCGGCGGGGTGCAGTCTGAATGCTCGATAAGATCAAGGTGAAGGCACGTGGCGGCCAGGTTGCGTTCGCCGGCACACCTAAGCGTCAGATGGAGCAGCTTCTCGAAATCGCGGCGATCACCGGGTTGCCGGAGGCACAGCGCGATCCCGAGATGATCGCCTCGCTCAAGGTCCCGCAGATCGGTGATGCCCCCCGTGTCGCCGATCGAACCGTGCGGCGGCGATCCCGCGTCGAGTGCCTCGCGCGTGCCGGCGTACTGGAGCCGCATGAGGCGCAGGCCTGCGAATGGTATGCCGAGCGGGTGGCGCTCGCATGGGATACCACCGGCTGCACGGCGAATTACGAGGGTGGCGGATCGGGCGGCGGGGCAGACGCGCCGGATCGGGCCATGGCGAAAAATCAGGAGGTCAGCTGGGCGCGTGACGATTGCCGCGAAATCCGCGCGATGCTCGGTGGGTCGATGACGGAAGCATTCGAGGCGATCGTCTGTCGCAACGAATCGATGGGGGCTACCGCGGCCGGCGCCTTCCCCCAGCTGGGGCGCAGCGCGGCTGAGGAGAGGCTGCGCACCACGGTCAAATTCTGCGCCAACAAGCTGCATGAGCGGTACAGCGGGCTGATGCGTTGGCTGGACGCGCCTGAGGTAAAGGCCGTGCCGATCGCGAAGCCTGCGCCGATCGCGGCGGTGAAGGCCAAGCCGGTGACGATCGTCGACGAGATCGCGGCGGCTGTCGCGCTCCGGAGCGAGGGCGCGGCAGCGCTGTGGGTATCGTCCGAGGTGCTGGCCTTGCTGAAGCGGACCATGAACCGCCGCGCGCTGGAGACCTTCGGAGGCCTGCCGGTGGTGGAGCGGCCGGCTTGGCGCTGGGGCTATGTCATCGTTGATGCCGCCGAGGCAGTATAATCTGTTCAGGTTGACTCCCGGCAAAATAATCGGCAAATGACCACCATCCCGTAGTGGGTTTCCGAAGGCTCGTCGATGCGACGGGCCTTTGTCGTATCTGGCGATGATCGCCTTACGACACCCTCGCCTCACTGCGCTTCTATCATCTTCGGAGACCGTCATGCGGACCATCATGGGCCTATTGTCGCTGTGCGTCCTCACCACCCTGACGGCCTGCGGGCCGTCGGTGAAGGAGCAATGCGCGCAGGCGAAGAACCCCACCGAGTGCGCCCAGGTCGCGAGCGCCGGTGGCGATGTCAGCGACTATCTCGTCTACGGCATGGCAGGCTATATGCTGTCGAGCGCCATCAACGGCAGCGGTCAGCGCCAGTCGGTCATCGTGGCTGATCCATCCTATCATGGCTATCGCCGCCCGATCGCGTCGTATCAGTCGAGCCGCAACCACGTGCGCCGGTCGGGCACCACCACGACCACCACGACTAGGCGCACCATGTTCGGTGGCACCAAGACCACGACGGTGACGAGCCGGTGGTCGTCGCGCCCGAGCCGTTCGAGCTTTCGGTCCGGGCGGCGCTGAGCGTGGACGGCCGCGGCTCCCTAGCGACCACCCATTACGAGGTGGTCGACGATCGTGATGCCGTGGTCGGCAGCATGAAGCACAACACGGTCGAGCAGGCGCTGGAGATGAAGGCCGCGTTCGGCGACCTGTTCCATGGCATGTCTATGCATGTCGCGAGGGTCACCGAGACGGTGGTCGTGCAGCGGCACGTCGAGCGCATGGCCGAGAACCCGCACAAGATCATGCGCGCCGCGCGCAAGCAGGCCGCGTGATGCCCGACGCCAACCAGGTGAAGGCTATCCAGCTGCGCAATCTGGCGTTCGAGATGGAGACGCTGGCCGACCGGGTCGCACAGCCATCACGCTGCACCGAACGATCCGAGCTGTTGATCGCCGAGGGCGAGCGCATCGCCGCCGCCACCCGCGCCGTGTTCCGCGGCTAGGATCGGCCCCACCCCCCCCACCCCTTGGGTCCTTCCCGGGTCGATCGTGATACGGGGGGCAAAGGCGCGACGGTCCGCTAGCTGCAGGCATTTTTCGCACTTCATCATCATTGGGGCGAAAAACCATGGATTTGGCGGGTTACAAGCCGACGCTCAATGAAGTGGCGGCCCTCTTCGGCAAATCCAGCCGTTGGATCTCGGACCTTCGCGCCAAGGGCGACCTGCCCGGCGACGGCGCAACGCTCGCGGAGTTTGTCGCCGGCTGGACGAGCAACGCGGCCGTCTCGAACGGCGGCAAGTCGATCGACCAGCACAAGGCGCGTCTAGCGGCGGCGAAAGCCGACGAGGCGGAGATGAAAAACGCCAACCAGCGGCGCGAGCTGCTGCCGCGGCCGCTGGTCACGCTGGCGGTGCAGGGCGCATTTGCCCGAGTCCGCGGCAAGCTGCTGGCATTACCCAGCAAATGCGCTCCCGCGATCGCCGGCATGAAGTCTGCCGTCGCGATCCAGGACAAACTGACGGAGCTTGTGCATGAAGCGCTCGCCGAGCTGTCGACGACCATCGTCGACGCCGAGCCGGCAAGCGACGATCGCGATCCACCTGGTACACAGCGAGGAGCTGGCGGCGACGGCGCGGGAGTGGTGGCCGGTATTCACCCCACCGCCCCGGCTGACGGTCAGCCAGTGGGCGGACACGACGCGCAAGCTAAGCCCCGAGGCAAGCGCCGAGCCCGGGCAGTGGGACACGAGCCGGGCTGAGTTCCAGCGCGGCATCATGGACTCGGTCAGCGATCCGCTGATCGAGGAAACGGTCGTGATGAAGTCCGCTCAGGTCGGGTGGACGGAGATCATCAACAATATCGCCGGGTTTTTCATCGACCAGGACCCGGCTCCGATCATGGTCGTGCAGCCGACGCTGGAAATGGCGGAAGGCTGGTCGACCGACCGCCTCGCGCCGATGGTGCGCGATACGCCGGCGCTGACGAAGAAGATCGCGGACGCGAAATCACGGGATAGCGGCAACAAGCTGCTGCAAAAGCGATTCCCCGGTGGTCAGTTGGTGATCGTCGGGGCGAACAGTCCCGCTTCACTGGCATCGCGTCCGATCCGCGTCGTGCTGGCGGACGAGGTCGATCGATACCCGGCGACTGCCGGTGTCGAGGGCGATCCGTTGACGCTGGCCTACAAGCGGACGAACAACTTCTGGAACCGGCGGAAGCTGGCGGGCTCCACGCCTACAATCGCGGGCGCCAGCCGGATCGAGGCGAAGTTCGAGGAGTCCGACAAGCGGTTCTTCTTTGTGCCCTGCCACGAATGCGGCGAGCATCAGGTGCTGAAGTGGGAGCAGGTCCGCTGGGATAAGACGCCCGCCGGCGGCCACCTGCCTGACACCGCCTACTACGTCTGCGAGCACAACGGTTGCATCTGGGATGATGCCGATCGTTGGGCGGCCGTTCTCAAGGGCAAGTGGCGAGCGACCGCACCGTTCACCGGGATCGCCGGCTTCCATATCTGGGAAGCCTATTCGTCCTGGGTGAAGCTGTCGGCAACGGTGACGGCCTTTCTAGAGGCTCGCAAGAAACCGGACACCTACAAGGTCTGGACCAACACGGCGCTGGGTCAGACTTGGGTGGAAAAGGGCGAGGCGCCCGACTGGCAGCGGCTCTACGAACGCCGGTCGAAGGAGCTGAGGTTGGGCGAGGTTCCGGATTGGGTCGCCCGCATCACGGTCGGCACCGACGTCCAACGCGACCGCGTCGAGGCGAGCGTGTGGGGGTGGGGCGCGGGTCTGCGCAGTGTCCTGATCGATCACCGCGTCTTCATGGGCGATCCCGCCGGTGAAGCCGTCTGGAAGGAGATGGACGCCTTTCTGACCGAGGAATGGGAGGCGCCGGACGGGCGCCGCCTCCGAATGTCGAAGCTGGCGATCGACACCGGCGACGGCATGTCGACCACCCATGTCTACGCATGGGCACGGAAGCATCCGCGCGAGGTGATGGCGATCAAGGGCGTCGGGTCGTTCAATGCCTCGGTACCGGTCATGGGACCGACTTGGGCGGACGTCACCGTGCGCGGCCGCAAGGTTTCCCGCGGCGTCCAACTGTGGACGATCGCCGTCTCGCTGTTCAAGTCCGAGACCTATGCTTGGCTGCGATTGGATCAGCCGACCGACGGTGGTGAGTACCCTCCGGGCTATATCCACCTGCCCGACGGCGTCGACGCGGAGTGGTTGCAGCAGCTGGTCGCCGAGCAACTCGTGTCGATCAAGAACAAGCGAACCGGCTTCACCCGGCAGGAATGGCAAAAGACCCGCCCCCGCAACGAGGCGATCGACTGCCGGGTCTACGCGCGCGCCGCGGCGTACGCGATGGGGCTGGATCGCTGGTCCGAGGTGAAATGGGCGCGGGCGACCGGCCAGAAGTCGGGCGCGGCGCGGCCTGAGCGTGAGAAGCCGGCGGCGCTGCCCAGCGCTGACGTCGCATCCGGTGAGCCGGCGGCCTCGACCACGCAGGTGACGGCCAAGCCGAAGGCAAAGCCGAAGATCAACCCGCTGACCGGGCGACCCCGGGGCAGCCATTTTGGAGGCAGGCGCTGATGGCATTCACGCAAGCCGACCTCACGAACATCCGCGCCTGCATTGGCAGCGGCGTGCTGGAAACCCGCTTCGCGGACGGCAGCTCGGTCCGATATCAGTCGCTCGCCGACATGATGGCGGCCGAGACGCGGATCGCCAGCGCGATCGCCAGCACCACCCCCGGCGCCGCCCGCCGGCGGCGTCATACACCTGCATGGCGGAACGGCTGCTGATGGCGAACTTGATCGACCGCGCGATCGCGGCCTTCTCACCGGCGCGCGGCCTCGAACGCGAGAAGGATCGCGCCAAGCTGGCTGCCATGCGCGGTATCCGCGCGCAGTATGACGGCGCCAGCCATAGCCGGCGTACGCAGGGGTGGCGCCGGACCAACAAGGACGCGAATTACGAGCTAATGGGTACTGCCCAGGTCCTCGCCGCGACAGCGCGGGACATGGTCCGCAATAACCCGTACGCCGAACGTGCCGTGTCGGCGATCGCGACCGATATCGTCGGTACCGGCATTACGTTCGAGGTCCATCGAGACGGCAAGCCCGACGCGGAGCTGACCAAGCTTGCCAAGGCGCATTTCGAGTCCACCGCCTGCGATGCCGACGGCCGGCACAACCTCTACGGGTTGCAGCTGCTCGCGGCGCGCACGATCGTCGAGAGCGGATCGGTGCTGGCCCGGTACCGGCCGCGCTTCGCGCGCGACAACCTGCCCATGCCGTTTCAAATCCAGATGCTGGAGCCGGATTATCTGGACGCGCAGCGCAACGGGCCGCTCAGCCCTGGCGAGTACGTGTCGGGCATCCAGTTCGACGCCATCGGTAATCGCAAAGCCTATTGGCTGTTCCCGCAGCACCCGGGCTCGATTGCCACGCAGGGCCTGATCGCCAGCCCGATCCCCGCCGGCGACGTGCTGCATGTCTATCGGCAGGATCGGCCGGGCCAGCAGCACGGCGCGTCTTGGTTCGCGCCAGTGATCATGTCGATGCGCGACTTCGCCGACTATCAGGACGGGCAGCTGCTCCGCCAAAAGATCGCCGGCAGCTGGGCGGTCTTCCGCATCGGCATGGAGGGCGACGATGGCGATGCCGAGGCCGCCGAAGGGCTGGACTACATCGAGCCCGGCATGATCGAAGACCTGCCCGCCGGCGCTGACGTCAAGTTCGCGTCGCCTCCCGGCGTCGAGGGGTATTCCGACTTCGCGAAGATATCGGTGCGGACGTTCGCGACCGGCATGAACCTGCCGTACGATATCTTCGGCGACCTCGAAGGCACCAACTTCTCGTCGGGGCGGATCGGCCGCATTCAATACCACCGCCAGCTCGACAACTGGACGTGGCATATGCTGATCCCGCAATTCTGCGACGGCGCGGCCGGGTGGTTCTTCCGCGCCGCGCAGATGCTCGGCAACGACACCGCCGGCTGCACGATGGTCTGGACGCCGCCCCGCCGTGAAATGCTCGACATCGCCACGGAAGGCCCAGCGATCCGCGACATGGTCCGCGCGGGCTTCATGTCGCCGCAGGCCGCCATCCGCGAGCGCGGCGAGAACCCCGAGGCCGTCCTGGACGAATGGGCCCGCTGGATCGGCGAGGTCGATAAGCGCCGCCTGACCTTCGACAGCGATCCCCGCCGCGTCACTCAGGTAGGCAATTTCCCGCCAGCGCCGGCCGCGCCGAAGGCCGCGACCGATCCCGAGGGTGATGCCGCGCCAGCGGCCGACGAGGCGGCGCCTCCCACCAAGGACAACTGACCTATGGAAATCCTGCTCTACGGGGTTGTCGGCGACTGCAACGACGGCCTTGAAGCCTCGTGGCTGGTCAGCCGCATCGCAACCTCGCCGGACGACATCACCGTCCGGATCAACAGCCTCGGCGGCCTGCTGTTCGACGGTTTCGCGATCTACAACGCGCTGAAGCAGTCGCCCCGCAAGGTGACCGTGATCGTCGACGGCGTCGCCGGCTCGATCGCGAGCATCATCGCCATGGCGGGCGACCGGATCATCATGGCCGATAACGCGGTGATGATGGTCCACAAGCCATCAGACGGTACCTATGGCGACGCGGACGAGCTGCGCTCCGTCGCGGACCGCCTCGACTTCCTGCAGGGCCAGCTGGTCGCGATCTACGCGCAGCGTACCGGCATGAGCGTCGAGGAGCTGAAGCCGCTCCTCGATGCCGAAACCTGGCTGACGGCGCAGGAAGCGCTCGACCTCCATTTCATCGACGAGATCGCCGGTCAGTCGACCGCGACGAACATGCTCGATGCCAGCAAATTCGGGTTCCTGAAGGTGCCCGTCCACCCGCTCATTTCTAACCTGAGCAACACGGCGCCTGCCGCCAATCCAACCCTGGAGACACCGATGACCCTCCCGACTGCGCCGGCGCCGACCCCCGCGCCGACCATCACGACCCTCGACTCCGCCACGTCGACGCTGGCCCTCGCCACCGCCGCCCTGGCCGCGCCCGTCAACGTTGCCAACGAGGTCGCCGCGGCGATCGCGGCCGAGCGCGCCCGTGCGTCCTCGATCCGCAACGAGGTGGCGCGCGCCCACCTCGGCACCGAGTTCGCCGAAACGCTGGTCACCGAAGGCGTGACGATCGACGTTGCCCGTACGCGTATCATCGACCAGATCGCGACGGCCGCGCCCAACATCACCAACCACGGCCCCGCGACGATCCCCGCCGCGCAGTTCCAAGCCCGCGCCACGGCGATGGAGAGCGCGATCCTCAACCGCGCCAATCCGCGCAACCAGCTGGCCGATGGTGCCCGCGACTTCGCCGGCCGTCGCCTGATCGTGCTGGCGCGCGACTTCCTCGAAGCGACCGGCGTCAGCACTCGCGCGATGGGCGATGTCGAAGTCGCCCAGGCGGTGTTCCGCCAGCGCGGGCCGATGAACGCCGGCATGCACACCACCAGCGACTTCGCCGGCCTGATGGGCAACGCGGTCGGCCGCACCCTGCGCCGCGCCTATGAGCTGGCGCCGGCGACGTTCACCAGCTTCGCCCGTCAGACCTCGATCGCCGACTTCCGGCCGGTCAGCCGCATCGCGCTGTCCGACATCGAGCGCATGCAGCCGATCAAGGAAGCGGGCGAATATCCGTACCTGACGATCGGCGACGGCAGCGAGCAGTTCCAGCTGGCGAAGTGGGGCGGCATCATTGCGATCTCGTGGGAGACGATCGTCAACGACGACCTGTCGGCCTTCGACCGCATCCCGGGCGCGCTCGGTCAGGAAGCCCGTCAGATCGAGAGCGATGTCGTCTATGGCATCCTGCTCGACAACCCGAAGATGGCCGATGGCAAGGAGCTGTTCCATGCCGACCACAACAACCTGCGCGCCGCTTACGCTGCGATCTCGGCGGACTCCCTGTCGGCTGGCCGCCTCGCAATGCGGACGCAGAAGGCGCCCAAGGGCCGGACGCTGGCGATCACCCCGTCGCAGCTGGTCGTTGGTCCGGTGAACGAGCAGCTCGCGCTGCAGTACACCTCGGCCAACTTCGTGGCGGCCCGGGCAGGTGACACGAACCCCGAGTACAACCGTGCCCTGAGCGTGACGGTCGAATCGCGCATCCAGGACGATCGTTGGTTCATGTCGGCCGACCCCAACGCGCAGCCGATCGATACGATCGAATATGCGTACCTGTCGGGTGCCGAGGGCGTGATGATCGAGCAGCGTCAGGGCTTCGAGGTCGATGGCCTCGAAATCAAGGGCCGGCTCGTGTTCGGCGCCAAGGCAATCGACAGCCGCGGCCTGTACGCGGTGCCGAAGAAGGCCTGATCCGCCAACCCCTCCGACCCTTTCCTGATCCCCGGCGGGCGGCTTCACGGCCGCCCGTTGGCTTTCAGGCCCTCCCGGGAGAACCCCCACCATGCAAAACTTCAAGAAGCAGGGCGACACCCTGACCCTCACCGCCCCTTACGACGTCGCATCCGGCGGCGGTCTGCTCGTCGGCGCGATCTTCGCCGTCGCCGCTGCGGCCGCGCTGGCCGGCCAGCTGGTCGAGGGCCTCCGCGTCGGCGTGGTCGCGCTGCCCAAGGCGGCCGGCGCCGTCACCCAGGGCCAGAAGCTCTACTGGATCGACGCGGACAAGGTCGTGACGACCACGGCCGGCACCAACAAGCTGATCGGCGCCGCGGCGCTGGCGGCCGCCGGCGGCGATACCGTGGTGCAGGTCGTGCTGATGCCGACCGCCGCCTGATCGACCGACGCCGGCGCCGATGGTGCCGGCGTCACCGCCCCCGCTGTCGTGAGGTGATCCTATGAGCATCGACGACATGCGGGCGGCGCTCGGCGTCAGCGCCGAGATCGACGACGTCCAGGTCGTGATCCTGTACGGTCAGCGCCAGCGCGCGGCCGCGTCGATCGCCGCCAGCGCCGCAGCCGTGGTGCGCGATCCTTTCGCCCGCGCGATGGGCGTCCTGTTTCAGGCGGCCGGCACCGTCGCTGCCGAATATGACGACGGCGAAAGCGACGAACCTCTTTCGATCCGCGTCATCCGCCAGCAGGGCGATGTCGAAATGCAGCTCAACGACGGATCGACCGTGCTGGGTGGCAAGGAGATGGTCCAAATCCAGCGCAGCGACGTCGACGCGCCGCGCAAGGGCGACTTCCTGACGATCGGCGACGAAGAGTTTCGGATCATGGGCAAGCCCCGGATCGACAGCCGCGGCTTGACCTGGTCGTGCGAGCTGGCGCCGGTCTGACGATGCGAACCCGTATCGGCACCCCCGACTTCGACCAGCTCACCGCCGGGCTGGAAAGCGACGTCGCTGGCTTCCTGACCGAGGCGATGCGCGACACCACGCGTGAAGTGACCGATGCTTTCCGTGCCCAGGTGCGCGGGGCGGGGCTTGGCGAGCGACTGCCGAACGCGATTCGCGGCGTGACGTATCCGAAAGTCGGGAATGCCCTGGAGCCTAGCGGGTGGGTCTATGCACAGCCGTCGAAAGATGGCCGCGGCGCTGCGGCGATCGTCGAGAGCTATGCCAGCGGCGCGATGATCACGCCGCGCGCCGGCAAGCGCTGGCTGGCGGTGCCGACCGATGATTGCCCCCGCAAGCGGCAGGGCGACGCGATGACGCCGGAGGAGGTCGAGAAGAAGTTCGGTCGCCGGCTGGTGTTCATCAGCCCCAACGACCGCGGCTTCAAGACGCCAAGCCAGCGCAAGCGCGGCGTGGCGTTTCTCGTCATCAAGCAGCTGGTGATCCGCAAGGCCACCGGCCGGTGGCGCAATGCCAGCAAGCGCGAGCAGGAGGGCCGGACGCGTAATCCGCGCCCGCTGCAAAGCGTCATCATGTTCACGCTGGTCCCGCAGGTGAAGAAGCCGAAGTCGATCGACCTGTCGGTACCGGAAACGGTCGCGGCCGAACGCTTCGGCGCCAACCTCGATAAGCGGTGGAGATAGCCATGTCGCAGCGGCTGGACGTCCTCGTGGCCATCGTGAGCCTGATCGCCGCGACGCGCCCGCAGGCGGACGTGCGGGGCATGTCCAACGACGATGCCAAGCCCGACGAGGTTGGTGCGGGCGGTGCCGCGTTCGTGCGCTCCGGCGATCCCGGCGATCCATCGATCGACCTATCGCCACCTACCTACTGGTGGGATCATACCGTGCCGGTCGAGCTGACCGCCTATGCCGCCGGCGGTGAAACCAGCCAGCAGGTTCTCGACGGCTGGCTGATGGCGATCGGCCAGGCGGTGGAAGCCGATCGGACGCTCGGCGGCCGGTGCAGCTACCTCGACGTGTCCGCGCCGATCGACGGTGAGACCAGCGCCCCCGGCGCGGTGCCGCTCGGCTGGGCCGACTTCACCATCACCGCTTCCTACGAAACCACCAGCCCGCTGGGCTGACCCCTTTCACGACAGGAGAATTCCATGGCGCTTCGTCCGCTGGGCATCAACGCCCTTATGTCCGCTGCGTCCGAGGGCGCGCTCACCTATGGTCAGGTGCCCGCCACCGGCTTCTTCCGCCTGCCCTTCGTCAGCCACGGGCTCGGCGAGGAGCAGCCCCTGATCGAGGATGACCAGCTCGGCTTCGGCCGCGAGGGCCTCGATCCCACCTATGACGTCATCACCAACGATGGCGATTTGACGGTCCCGGTCGACCTGCGCGGCTTCGGCTTCTGGCTGCGTCAGACCTTCGGCCCGCCCACCACCACCGCGACCGGCGACAAGTTCTCGCACGTCTTCAAGTCGGGCACGGATGCGCTGCCGTCGACGTCGATCGAGATCAGCCAGCCCGAGGAGCCGAGCCATTCGGTCCATTATGGCGCGGTCGTGAACACCTTGAAGATCGCGATGACGCGGTCCGGCATGCTCAACGCGGTGCTGTCGATGATCGCGCAGGGCGAGACCAACCCTTCGGCCGACAGCGTCGCCGGCGTGCCCAGCGTACTGCGTGGCCCCCGCTTCGCCCAGGCGACCGGCTCGATCATGGTCGACGGCGCTGTCGCCGGCGACATCGTCTCGGCCGACCTCGCCTATTCGAACGCGCTCGATAAGGTCGAGGTCATCCGCGACGACGGCCGGATCGGCGGTGTCGATCCCGGCAAGGCGATGACGAACGGCTCGCTGGTCGTGCGCGGCCTGCGCGGGCCGCTGGCGGTGAAGTCGCGGACCAAGGTCGCCGCGGCGATCCAGGCCGGCTGGGTACAGGCCGACGGCACGCTGACCTTCGCCATGCCGCGTATCTTCCTGCCGCGGGTGAAGCGCCCGATCAGCGGCCCGAAGGGGCTGCAGTCGACCTTCAATTTCCAGGCGTCGGGCGCGGAGGCGGCGCAGCTGACCGTCACGCTGGTCAACGACGTCGCCAGCTACGCCTGATCCCGGGAGAGACACCATGAACCTGCCCACCAGCATCGACATCGGCCGCGCCGACGATCACGACGTGCTTCGGCGCGTTCGGGTCGTCGACGCGGCGACCGGCGAGACCATCGCCGGCGTCATCACCGCCGACGCGATCGCCGGCACCGTCCGCCGGTTCGAGGTCGACGCCGGCCAGCTTGTCCTGAAGGACGATAGCTTCGTCATCGTCGACGAAGAGCGCGACATCCGCATCGAGTGGATCGTGCCGCCGATCGCCGAGGTCGCGGAATGAGCTGGGCCCTCGGCAAGGCGGGCACCGTCACGCATACGCTGGTGGCAGCGCGCGGCGACCTGCCGCCCGTCACCGTCACCTTCAACGCCCAACCGACCCTGCTGTCCGCCCGCGCCGCGCGTGAGGCGGCGCAGGCAGTGTTCCGCGAAGGCGGCCCCAAGGTCACCGAGCGCGCCGGCGACGCCTTCTCGGCTGCGATCATCCGCTGGAACATCCTCAGCTGGACCGGGATCGGCGACGGCCCCGACACCCCCGTCGATCCGACGCATGACGTCGAGCAGCTGGACGATGCCGGCAAGCCGATCGGCGTGGAGCTGGGCACGATCAGCGCCTTCCTCGCCGAATCGCGCCTCGTCGACGCGGCCGACCGCGAATATGTCCTGCCCTGGGTGCTGGCGGACATGGAAAAAAACGGCTGGTCGCCCTCGCTGGATGGCACTTCCAGCAGGGCGACGCAGGTGCAAGATACTGTCAGCTCTCCTGCGACGCAGGAAAGCTCGGTCGATGCCACGACCACGACGGACGCCCCACCTGCCCCTACGACCAAAAGAAGCCGCAGACGGAAGCCGGCGAAGGCGTCTGGCGGCTGATCGCAGCATGCGGGTCGCAGATGCGGCTCGCGTTTGCGTCCGGCCCTGAAGGGATCGTCAGCCGGCCGATCGGCCTCGACTGGGGCGCGATCATGATGACCGCCACCGGCCGCGGCGTCGACACCGCCCTCCTCGCGGAAATCCTGCCCGACATCGAGGCAGCGGTCGTCCACCCACCCGAACCCGACGCTGAAGGAGACGCCGATGGTGATGCGTAGCGTCGGGTTCCAGCTTCGGACGGACGGCAAGGCCGAGGTCAAGAACGACTTCGCCGAGGTGCGGGCCGCCGGCAGCGCCGCCATGTCCGGCGTCGCCGATGCAGCCGAGCAGGCCGGCGAGCGCGCGGAGCGGGCGCAGTCCGCATCCGCCGATCGCCAGATCGCCAAGTGGAAGGCGATGGCGTCGGCCGCCAAGGTCGCCAGCCTGGCGCAGGATAGCCGATCGACATTCGACATGGCGCTCGCCGATCGCGGGTCGGGCAGCCAGTTCGCGACCGTGAACCTCGATCGATCGACCGGGGCGGCGAAGGCGTCGGCCGACGTCTTCCGGCCGATGATCGAGGCCGAGGAGCAGATGGAGGCGCGCACCCGTGCGCTGCTGGCCGCGATCGATCCGGTCTATGCGGCGCAGGGCCGCTTCAACACCGCGATCACCGAGGCCAAGACGCTCCTCGATGCCGGCCGCATCAGCACCGATCAGTACGCGCTGGCGCAGGACCGCGCCCATGCCGCGCTCGATGCCGCCACGGGCGCCACCAAGCGGGCTGAGCTGGGCGCGGCTGCGGTCATCACCATGCAGGCGCGCGTCAATGCCGCCGGCGACAACGGCTTCGGCGGCTGGGCCGGGTCGGCCGAGCGATCGGCGTCCGCGTTCCGCGCGCTGATCGCGGCCGAGGAGGAGCTGGAGAACCGCACCCGGCGGATGATCCAGACGATCGACCCGGCAGCTGCGGCGCAGGATCGCTTCAACGCCGAGATCGGCGAAGCCCGGTCGCTGGTCAACGCCGGCACGCTGTCGCTCGACCAGTATTGCACCAAGCTGCGCCAGGAGCAGGCGCTCCTCGATGCGGCGTCGGCCGCCCAACGTCGGGGCGCCGCCAGCACCGCCGCCCACCGGCAGGCCATGCAGGGGCTATCGTTCCAGGCGCAGGACGCCTTCACGCAAATCAGCATGGGCACGAACCCGCTGAGCGTGCTGGCCATCCAGGGCGGGCAGGCAGCGGGCCAGATGGCGAACCTCGGCGGCCGGATCGGCGCCGTGTCGACCTTCCTGATCGGGCCGTGGGGCCTTGCCATCACCGCCGGCATGTTGGCGCTCGGGGCGTTCACCGATCACATGCTGAAGGCCGGTGACGCGGCCGATAAGACGAAAAAGGCCGTCACCGTCCAGATCGGCTCTATCCAGGCGCTCGACGCGGCGAACAAGCTGCTGAACGACACGCTCGGCCAGTCGGTGAAGAACCAGGCGCAGGTCCGGGCCGAGGCGATCGGTGTCGCCAACGCCAACATCATCGCCGCCAACGCTGCGCGTGATCGAGCGGTGCAGGAGATCAACCTCGCCAAGGCGATGCTGGCGCAGACCGCCGCACGGTCGCGCCAAGGCGGCGAGCGCAGCGACGTGGCCGCCATGAGCCTGTCCGGCGATGCCGAGGCGATCAAGAAGCAGGAGATCGCGCTGGTCGCCCTTGAGGGCAAGATCGCCGCCACCCGGCGGTCGCGTAGCCAGCTGATCACCGAAGACCGTCGACTGACGGCCGAAGCCACGGCCGACCGGGCGGATGCCGACGCCAAGCTGGTCGTGGCGACCGGCCGAACCGGCGATGCCGAACGATCGCTTGCCAATATCCGCCGGCAGGGCCGGTTGGAGCTGGCCGCCGGCACGCTGACGCAGGAAGGATATCAGCGCCGGGTCGAGGGCGGCGAGCGGGCACTCGAAGCCGCGCAGGAGGCCGATCGCAAGCGTGGTGAAGGCCGCACCGCCTCGCTCGGCCGGCAGGCAGCGGCGATGCAGGTCAATGCCAGCGCGTCATTGGATCTCGCCCGTGCCTATCTGACGGGCGGCGACGCGGCGATCCGTGCCGAAGCCGCGCGCAAGGGGCTGACCGACGCCACCCGCAAGGGGATCGAGGCGGACGCGCAGGTCGCCCGCCAGCTGCAGGTGATGGTCGGCGAGGATGTCGCTGGCGCCGCCAAGTCGGTCGCGGCGATGCGCGACGAGACCATGGCCCGCGCCGCGATCCGCGCGCAGGTCGAGGCCGGCACCTTATCCGCTGCCGGCATGGCGCAGGCCATGACCGACGAGATGGCGCTCCGGCCGCTGCTGAAACTGCAGACGGTCGCCCAAGGCGAAGCGCTCGACGTCCTCAACCGGGTGATCCGCGAATACCGGCAGGTGATGGCCGAGGCGCATGAGGAGGAGGCCAAGGGCAACGCGACCCGATTGATCGCGGCAAGCAAGGACCGGGTGACCGAGATTCGCGCGTCGATCCTGGACATGAGCGGCACCCCGCTTGCCCAGGCGATCGCCGCGGCCCGGCGCGCGGCCGAGAAGGAAGCCGATACCGGCAAGATGACCGGTGCCGATCGCGACGACTTCATCAACAGCCGCATCGATGAGGCCCGCGCCGCCCGCGCCGGCGAGCTGGCCCGCTACACGCTCGATGCCTTGCAGACGCAGACCGATAGCCTGGCACTCGGCGAGCGCGAGCTGCAGCTGCTCGGCGCCAACGACAACGTGCGATCGATCGAGCTGGAAAAGCTGCGGCTCGGGCAGGAAATCCGCCGGCGCTTCCCGGAGATGGCGCGCGAGGATGTCGACGCGCTGCTCGCTGGCGTCGACGCGATCGGCGAGCAGAATGCCCGGCTGAAGATCATGGCGGCCAACCTCGACGAGGTCCGCCGCTTCGGGTCCGACTTCGTCGACACGGTGCTCGACGAGGACACTTGGTCGAGCTGGGGCAACGCCGGCCGCGCCATGACCTCCATGATCAAACAGGAGTTCATGAAGCTGGCGCTGCTGAACCCGTTGAAGAACCTGATCAACGGCAACACCGACCTGCCGACGCTCGGCGGGTTCTTCGGCGGCATCGGTAAGATATTCGGCGGCAATAGTGGCTGGTCGGGCGGCGTGACGGGGCCGGCATCGCTGCCCGACTTCAATCCGATCAAGACCTTTGACCAGATCAGCCTGCCGCGTTTCGCGACCGGCACCGAATATGCCAGCGGGGGTGCTGCCTGGGTCGGCGAGTTTGGCCCGGAAATCCTGAATGTCCCGCGCGGCAGCCGGATCACGCCGGCGGGTGAGTCCCGTCAAATCGCCGCCAACGACCGCGCGTCGTCGTTCGCGATGCCGATCACGATTGACGCCACCGGCGCCGATGCGGCGGGGTTGATGCGGGTCGAGCGGGCGCTCGCGCAACTCGAGCAGAACATCCCCGGCATGGTCCTGACCGTGATGCAGGACGCGCAGGCCCGGAGGGTCATCCGATGATTGTCTATCCCCGCCCGATGCCGCTCACCGGCATGGCGCAGCAGCTGTTCGATATCCTGCGCGTCGATCAGGCGGCACCGGAAGCCGGCGGCTACATGGGCGGTGTCCAGTCCGGCTTCCCGCTGTGGGTGGCGACCTGGACGACCGCCCGCAACACCCGCGACGTGTCCGACGAATGGACCGCCTGGCTGTCGACGATGCGCGGCGCGCAGCGGCGATTCCTCGGCCGCGACTTCGCGCGCTCGTTCCCGCGCCGGTATCCGAAGGGTTTCGGTGGCCTTCGGATCGGCACGACCGCCTTTACCGGTACCGCGGCGACCTGGTCGGAAGCGATCGACGAGCAGGACAACGCGCAGCTCACCCTGACCGGCCTGCCGGTCGGGCTGGTGCTGTCGCTGACCGATTTGATCGGCTTTCGCTGGGATGCCGGCGGTGCCGCCCCCGGCAGCTATGGCCGGCGCACCGTCGCCCGCGTCACCGAAGCCAGCGTCGTCAATGCACAGGGCCGGGTGACGGTCGGGATCGAGCCGCCTCTGCCCTATTTCATCCCGACGACCGCCCAAGCGCACCTCGACTATCCGGCGTGCGTGATGACGATCGTGCCGGCCGACACCAAGGTCGCGCCGATCGATCGCCGCCTCGTCGCCACCGGCACCGTGATCGCCGGCGTCCAGGACCTGCGCCCATGAAGATATTCAGCCCCGCCGCGATGGCGGAAATCCGCAAGGGCACCGCCATCGTCAGCGGCGCGGTCGAAATCCTGTCGCGCGATCCGATCCGCCTGTGGGGCGGCTATGGCCGCCTGCCGATCGAGGGCGAGACCTATGAGCCGATCGCCGATCGCGCGCTGGCGCAGGTGTCAGGGCAGGCGCTGGGCGGTGCCGCGCAGAACGTGAACCTCACCTTGTCGGGCATCGAACCCGAGGCGCTGGAGCTGCTTGATGCCGAGGAGGTGAAGCGCGCCCCGGCGACGTTGCGCCGCCTGATCTTCAGCGGCGACGGCAAGCGCATGCTCGATCAGCACGTCTTCACCCGCGGCCGCCTCGATCCGCTGACGGTGCGCGACGTGATCGGCGGGGCCGCATCGATCGCCACCTCGATCGAGAGCGCCGCGCGCGGGCTCGGCCGACGTGGCGGCCGGATGCGGACGGATGCAGATCAACGGCTGATCAAGGCGGATGACGGCTTCTTCAAGAACGTCAGCTTTGCGGCCGAGAAGAACCTGTACTGGGGCGGCCAGAAGCCCGCCACGGCCGCCCAGGCCACCGGTGCGATCCCCGCCTCCGGCTATGCCGGCGGCTACAACGCGCAGCTGCAGGCGGAATAGCATGGCCCAGCACCGGGATATCGACGCGCTGATTGCGTGGTTGGAGACGGTTGCGCGCCGCCCCTTCTCGTGGCGGTCGCTGCATTGTGCGGCCTATGCCGCCCAGGCGGTGAAGGCGCAGGGCGGGGGCAATCCCATGGCCGGCATCGTCTGCCGGTCGAAGCGCGCCGCCCATGCCGTGTTGGCGGCCGAGGGCGGCATGGAGGCGGCGGTCGATCGCCGTCTCGTCCGCATCCCGCCGGCGCTGGCGTCGCGTGGCGATATCGCCGGCGTGCCCGATGACGACTTCGGCGTCCGCCTGCTGGTGGTGGAGGGCGCGACGCTGGTCGGCCCCGGCGCGACCGGCGCGCAGCGGCTGCCGCGCTCGATGATGACGATGGCCTGGTCAGCCATGCCCGAGGGGGATGCCTGATGTCGAAGACAGTCGGCAAAATTCTCGCCGTCGCGGCGATCGTCGTCGGCGTCATCGCCGCGGTGCCGACCTTCGGCGCCAGTCTCGGCCTGTCCGCCGCAGCCGCCTCGCTGATCGGCGTCGGGATCGCAGCGGCCACCTTCGTCAATTCGTCGATCCTAGCATCCAAGGCCAAAGGACAGCTACAGGCGCGGCAGGCGTCGGTGGTGGCGCTGCAATTCGGCGAGGTCGCGCGCGAGGGGCTGATCGGCCAGATGCTGACCGGCGGGTCGCTGGTCGACGCATTCAACTGGGGCGGTAAGGACGGCACCGACTGGGAATGCCGCGTCATCGCGCTGGTCGACCACTTCTGCGATGGCCTGCCCGGGTTCTACGTCAACGACCTGTATGTACCCTTCACCGGCGACGGCCCGGTCGCAGGCTATAACGGACAGCTCGAAGTCTATTGGCGGCCGGGCACCATGACTCAGACGGTGCCGGCGGTGGTGCTGGCGAACGGCCCCGGATGGACGCCCCGCGACATCGGTGCTGGCGTCGCGTGGGTCGCGGTCTGCTACAAGGCGGACAAGGCCGATGCGAAGAACCCGGTATGGCCGGGTGGCCGGCCGGCGTTCGCATGGCTGGTGCGCGGCAAGCGGTGCTACCAGCCGCGCAAGGATTCGAGCGTCGGCGGGTCGGGCTCGCACCGGTGGGATGATCCCTCCACCTGGGAGTGGACCGACAATCTCATCGATTGCCGCTACAACTGGGTGCGCGGCATCTATGCCGGCGACCGGGTCGACGATCCCGACATGCTGCTCGTCGGCCGCGGCCTGACTGCGATCGAGGCGCCGCCCACCAACGTCTTCGCGCCTGCGAACCTATGTGACGAGCTGGTCGCGATCGACGCCGGCGGCACCGAGAAGCGGTACACCGTCAACGGCGTTCTGAAGGCGGACGAGCCGTATATCGACATCGAGGAGCATTTCGCGGCCGCGTGCGGTGGCGTGATCCTGCAGCCCGAGGGTGCGGTGGAGATCGAGCCCGGTCAGGCGAAGTCGCCCGTCTTCTTCTTCTCCGACGAGGACCTCCTCGTCGGCAGCACCGTCGAGTTCTGCGACACCCTGCCGGAATCCGACGAGGCGTGGATCAACACGGTCTCCCCGCGTTACGTCGACCCGGCGCTGAAATTCACCGACCACGCCGCCCCGGTGCGCCGCGTGGTGTCCGACATCATCATCGATGGCGGCCCGCGCGAGCAGTCGCTCTCGCTGGCGCTGGTGACGTCCGCCACGCAGGCCGGCCGGGTGGGTGAGATCGCGCGCCGGCTGGGCCGCCTCCCCGCGCGGGGCAAGGTCTCGCTCGGCCCGACCTTTGCCGAAGTCGAGGAGGGCGACTGGGGCGTCTGGACGTCGCAGCGGTACCTGAAGGGCAAGAGCGTGCTTTTCCGCGTCGAGGCGTACAACCTCAACGAGAAGTGGCACAACACCCTGACGCTGCGCGAGATCAGCCCGCTGGTCTATGCGCGCGACGCCGACAAGGCATCGACCTCGATTGCACTGCAGCCGGGCGATATCGCGCCGATCGGCCAGCCCGGCGCCGGCGCGTGGGTCGCCCGGCCGGTGTCGCTGACGCAGGGCGACACCGCCATCCCAGGGATCGAGATCTCGGGCGCGACCGACAACGACTATGCCGACCTCGTCCGCTTCGAATTCCTGCCGGCAGAAGGAGTCGTCGACGTCACCATCGCCGGCGGCTGGCTGGAAAGCGGCGTCGCCGGGCCGGACGTGCGGCAGCACCTGATCACCAGCATCGCGCCGCGGACGTACTACTATCTGGCGGTGTCCTACATGGTCGGCCGTCGCCCGGGGCCGCGCCGCATCCTCGGTCCGATATCGACCGATCCCACCGCGGCCGACTGGGAGACGGTGAAGGGACCGAACAAGCCGGCTGACAACGCCACGAACAGCGCTGATCCGACCTCACCGTTCGGCCCAGGCGGCACCGTGGGCGGGACGATCAAGCAGATCACCGACAACGAGAAGGCGATCAAGGCGGTCCAGGATGCCAACGATTACGCCGACAAGGTCACCATCCCCGCGATCAACAAGCGGATTGACGATGCCAACCGCGATATCGCTGCGGCCGACAAGAAGATCGATGACACCCGCGCCGAAATCGAAGCTCGCTTGGACGATACGGACGAGAAAACCGAGAGCGAATTCGAGCGCACCGACCGCGCGCTGGATGCCGCCGGCGTCGCGCTGAAGAATGAAGTTGATCGGGCCAAGGGCGAAGAGGGCGCGATCCGGATCATCACCGGCCAGCAGCAGACCGCGATCGAGGGCAACAGGGCCGCGATCGAGAGCGAGACGACTATCCGCGCTCGCGATGATGCCGCTATTGTCGAGCAGGTCGACACCGCCGTCACCGAATACAAGCGGCTGGACGGCGCGACCAATACCCGCATCACTGAATCTGTCGCCGGGCTGAGCAATGCAGACGTCGCGATCGGCCAGCGCATCGACGAGGTACAGACCGACTATCGGGCCAAGGATACGGCTACCAATTCGCGCATCACAACCTCGGTCACCGCACTGAGCGATGCAGATCGCGCGCTGGGCGGACGCATCGACAGCGTCATCACCGACTATCAGGGCCGGGACACGGCGACCAACACCCGGATCACCCAGTCGGTCACCGCCCTGAGCAATGCTGATGTGGCGCTCGGCCAGCGCATCGATACGGTGGTGACCGATTATCGGGACAAGGACAGCGCGACCAACACCCGCATCACCAACTCAATCAAAGCGCTGAGCGATGCGGACGTGGCGATCGGGCAGCGCGTCGACGGGATCGTCACCGACTATCAGGGCCGCGACGGCGCAACCAACACCCGCATCACCGAGACGGTCACCGCCCAGGCGGGAGTGAACCGCGCATTCGGCGAACGGGTGGACGCGATCGTCACGGACTATCAAGGCCGGGACGGCGCCACGAACACCAGGATCACCCAGTCGGTATCCGCCCTCAACGATGCCGACGCGGCGATCGGGCGGCGGATCGACTCGATCGTGACGGACTACCGGGACAAGGACACCGCGACCAACACGCGGATCACCACCTCGATCAACGCGCTCAGCGATGCGAACGCGGCAATCGGCCGGCGCGTGGACGAGGTCGTGACGGACTATCAGGGCCGGGACACCACCACGAACGCGCGGATCACGCGAGAGATCGCGGCTGTTTCGGACGCCACCGGGTCTGTTGCACGGGACGTGACGACCCTGTCGGGATCGGTCGGGGGCCTGCGCACCGAAGTGACCGAGGCGAAGGGCCTGATCGCCGGCGCTGATAAGCGGAGCGAGGTCTACTGGGAGGTGATCGGCACCACCTCGGACGGTCAGGCGATCGTCCGCCTGTCGAAGAAGGATGGCACGCGCGGCGTCTTCTACATCGGCGCCGACCTGCTGGTCGACGGCAACGCCATCATCAACGGCACCGTCTTCGGCAAGGCGATCGCCGGCTCGGCCGTCCAGAAGCTGCTGTTCCGCACCCTGCCTTATGACGTGCAAATCCCGAGGGGCGGCACGCCCGTCTACGGTGGCGGTGGTGACACCGGCGGTGGTGGCGGGGGCGGCGGCGGGGGTGGCTGGTACCCAGAAATGCCGAACCAACAGTGAGCAGCTGACATGGCAACCACCATCTTCGACGAGACCTTCACCAAGGACGACAACGACAGCGCGCTACGCGTGCTGGTCTATGCGACCCTGTATAGTCCCGACGATATTCAGTTCACCGGATACATCCTGCTCGATGGCATCATCAAACAGGTCTGCCCGGCCAATATCATCCTGGTGGATCGTCAGGCGCAGATACCGCTGACGCCATTCGCCTATCTGACCGACGTCGCGGCCGGTCAGCACAACATCAAGTTTGTGGTGGAGAACACGGAGCAGGACAACGTCGTCCTGTCGATCAAGGCGGGCGCCACGCTTGAAGTGGCCGAGATCAAGCAGGGAGCGCGCTGATGATCTATCTGATCTATGAGCGCGCCACCGGCATCGTGATCGGTAGCCGGGTCGGTGAGAAGCCGCCGACCCTCCTGCGCCACCATGCCACCGTCCCGGTCGCCAATCCCGTCGAATACGACACGGTCAGGGTGGTCGACGGTATCGTACGGTCGCGCCCGCTGCTCGACTTCGACGCGCCGGCAGCCGACGCGATGATCTCGGTCAATGGCGGGGATCCAATACCAGCGAAGGGATGGAAGCCGCCGACGACGCCCGGCACCTATCGGGCGATGGCGGTGGGCGCCTACCGCGGCGAGCGCGTCTCGATCGTCCGCACGCTGGCGGACGAACAGGCCTACCTGATCGGCGAGGTGAAAACGCTCGCGGCACAGAAGAAGATGACCGCGATATCGCCTGGCACCGCCAAGCCGGAGGAATATCGGCTGAAGGCGCCGGAGATCGCCGCCAGTGCCAATCTCGTCGCCGGCGTCCTCAATGCCCTGACGGCGACACAGGCCGCGGCACAATTCCCTACGGCCGCCAGCGAGGCGCGGTGCAGTGGCGAGCCCCTGGCGACCGTGCTGGCCGGGTATCGGGATGGCTCCGCCGGCTCAGACGCCGAAGTCCGCCGGCTGTCCTCGATCGAGCATACCGCCGTGAAGCGGATCAAGGCGGCCAAGACGATCGCCGATAAGCGCGCGGCCTATGCCGCGATCAACTGGAACTGGGCGTAGCCGCCCACCCTGCCCAGGTACCTGAAACACGGGACCTCGGCATATCTTGAGGTACCTGACATGACCGAAAGCCCCACCGGCCCGACGCAGATCGTCGCCGTCGCCCCGCCTGCGCGCCCGGGCATCAAGGAATGGGTGCCCGCCGTTTCGACGTTGGCAGTACTGGCCGGGATGCTGCTCACCGGCGGCAGCTTGATCCAGACCGTCAAGGACACGGCGCTGAAGGTCGAGAAGCTCGAAAAGCGGGCGGACCTCCGCGACGACCAGCTGCGCGACGTGCAGGTCAAGATCGGCGGGATGGACGCAAAGCTCGACATTCTGGTCGGTCGGCAGCGCGAGCAGCGGCCGTGATCGACGGCGGCCTGCTGCTGATCATGCTCGGCGCGATCGCGCTGGTGGTGATACCCTTGCAGGACGCCATTGCCTATCGCCGCTGGGCCCGCACCGCGACAATCGGACAGACCCTGCGCGCCGCGGTGCCGATGGCTGAGCCGACACCCGCGCTCGATCGCCTGGTCATTGAGGCTGACGTCGCGATCGCGCGTGACGAGCTGCTGAGCGGTGTCGCCGGCGTCGCCGAGATTTACCGGCGCGGCTGACCGCGCCCCCTTCAGGAGACCATCATGAAATCCATCGACTGGCGCGAGGCTTCGCGCTGGTGGTCGCTGCGCGTGTCCACGTTCGGCTCCATCCTTTTCGCCGGCATGACGCTCCTGCCCGAGCAGCTGCTGAGCCTGTGGAATTCGGTCCCGGCCGACATCCGCGCCATGATCCCCGAGCGGGCGAACAACTGGGTCGGGATGATCCTGTTCATCGCGGTGGTGGTCGCGCGGCTGATCCCGCAGCGGAAGCCCGCCGAGGGCGTGCTGGCGTCGAAGAGCGGCAAGGTGCAGCCGAAGGCCGCCGGCGGGATGGCGACGATCGCGCTGATGATCGCCGGCGTGATCGCGATCGAGGGCGGGTATGTGAATCATCCCGCCGACCCGGGCGGCGAGACGAACATGGGCATCACCAAGAAGGTGGCGATCGCCAACGGCTACGCCGGCCCCATGCGGACGCTGCCGCGCGAGGTGGCGCACAGCATCTATTATGGCCGCTACATCGTCGCGCCTGGCTATGAGCCGCTCGTGTCGATCGATGCCCCGGTCGCCGAGGAGCTGTTCGACACCACCGTCAATATGGGCGCCCCGCGGCCGTCGCGCTGGTTCCAGCTGTCGATCAACGCCCAGTGCGGCACCCGGCTGATGATCGACGGCCGCGTCGGGCCCGGGACGATCGCCGCCTACCGCGCCTGTCAGGCGAAGGTCGGGGCGACGCAGCTGTGCCGCGGCACGCTCGACCGGCTCGATACCGCACAAAAGGCGGAATATGCTCGCCTCGTCCGCGTGAACCCGAAGCTCGCGGTCTTCTACCGTGGCTGGGTCGCCCACCGGGTCGGCAACGTCGACCGGGCCAAGTGCGCGGTGGCGGCATGATCGGCGCGATCGCCGCCATCACCGGCGTACAGCGCACGGTCGGGCTTGGCCTGGTCGCGGCGCTGGTGATCGCCACCGGCTGGGGCGCGCGCGTCGACCACCTGCGCGGGCGCTATGCCGACCAGCTCGGCCTCGTCACCGCCTCGATCGAGAAGGTCACCGGCCGCGCCACCACCGCGGCCGGTGCGCCGATCGCGATCGAGGCGGTCGGCATCCTGCGCGATCGGTACCGACAGGAGCGCGAGGCGGCCCGGTCGATGATCGAGCTGCAGGCGATCTCGATCCGCGCGCTGGCGGCCGAGAGCGCACGGCAGGCGGCGATCGGCGTCCAGAACCGCAAGCTCGCCGAGGCGACGATGCGCGAGCGCGATGCCTGGATCGAGCGGGCCGAGGCGGCCGAGACCCGCACCGCCCGCGCCAGCGCCGAGACCGAGGTCGCCGAATGCGAGCGGGTGCTGGACGCCCTCTACGCGGACGGCTTCTGACCACCACCCCCACCGGGAGCATTGCCATGAAGACCATCCTCCGGCTCGCCCTGGTGGCGGGCCTGTCGGGCTGCGCGGCCCACACGCCGGCACCCGAGCCTGCGATCGTCTATCGCGACGCGCCTACCGCGGTCGCGGTCGGCTGTGTCGTCGATCGGCCGGTTGCGCCGGACGCGCTGCGCGTCCGGGTGCCGGCGGCCGCTTGGGCGCAGCGCGCCCCGGGCGCGAAGGCGCAGGCCGTGCGGGCCCAGGCCGGACGCCGCCTGAATTATGAGACCGCAGCCGCGGCCGCGACGGCTGGCTGCGCGGACGCGAAGGGGGATCGCTGATGCCGCTGCCGCTCCAGACCCCGGTCATGATCCGGCGCATGCACCCGCGCGACGTGCTCGATATCTATCCCGTCCTCAACCAGGGCGACGGGTTGATGCATATCCTTCAGCCCGGCGAGATCGTGACCGACTTCGCCGTCACGTTGAGCGCGGAGGCCGCGGCGATCGGGATGGTGATCGCCACCGGGGCCAACGCTCCACGCTATGCCGCCCTGGTCTTCGCGCTGCAGGCGAGCATCCTGCCGGCGCGGCGCAACTCCTCGATCTTCGACGGTGCCGGCGTGACGGTGGGCGGGGAGATCAACTTCGCCACCAACCTCGCCAACCGCGAGAAGACCTACACCTTCGGCATCAAGGTCGTCCGCAAATGAGCGATACCCCATCCATCGCCGGTGGCGTCATCAATGGCACCACTGGCATCGCCGCCTTCATCTTCTATGCCGGCGCTGTTGGCATCTGTGAACGCGACGGCATGCGCGAGATCGCGTTCTTCGCCCCGCTGGTGATGCCGGACCTGCCGTCCGAGGGCATCCTAGACGGCGAGAAGGTCACCGTGATCGACGTCCAGATACGTGATCTAAACCCGGGCGAGCGTACCCGTGGCCGTGATCGCGGCCCCCGCGCCATCATCGCGACGGTCATCCCGTCGCCGGCAACCTAAGGATCGCCCATGGCGCTGGCTCCCCTTTCACAGACGATCTTCCTGACCGAGGACGGGTCGGCCGTCCGCGACCCCAAACCGGTGACGATCCCGCCGCTATTGGCAGTCCCGTCGGTGACGCTTGGTACCCTGACGCTATCCGCCCGGCTGATGGCTGGGGCCGCGTCGATTGGCACGATCATCGGAGCGACGGCAGGGTCGACCGTTTTGAGCGGGATCGCCGGGCTGACTGTCGACAGCGCCGCTAGGACCTATGCGTGGACAGGTGGGAGTGCGGTGGGTGGCTATCCAAACGGCCTGACCGAGACGCATCCGAACGCGACGAATTCGGGCCGAGCTTCCCCGTTGACGGTTGAGGACGCACCGATCGTGCCCGTTCCTCTGCCCGACCCGGCGGCAATCGACTGGTCGACCGCAGCCATGATCGGCCATCAGACCGGCACCATCGGATCCTCGTCGCCCGCAGCTGTCATGCGCCGGACCTTCACGCCCGCGAAGACGGTCGCGCGCGCCACGCTGCAAGCAACGGCCCTCGGCACCTATATCGCCTACCTGAATGGTGCGCGGGTCGGCGATCGCGAGATGACGCCGGGCTGGACCGATTATACCAAGCGCCGGCATTTCCAGACCTACGATGTCACCAGCATGATCGGGACCGGCGTCAATGCGCTCGGTGTCGAGGTCGGTGATGGCTGGGCGCATGGCTATATGAGCCTGCGGGGCCGGAACTACTACGGCGCCGACGTGCCCCGCGCGATGGTCGCGCTCCGGCTCGATTATGCGGACGGCACCAGCGAGACGATCGTGTCCGATGCCTCGTGGAAGGCGACCACCAGCGATAACCTCGTGAATGACTGGTACAACGGATCGTCTCACGACCTCCGGTTGCGTAAGGACTGGTCAAACCCCGCCACCTCGGACGCGGGCTGGGCCAGCCCCACCGTGGTGCAGCCCGGTGCGGTACCGCTCGTCAAGCAGCCCTCGCCTGCCGCGCGGCGCATGGAGACGATCGCCCCGATCGGCCGCACGAACCCGCGCGCCGGGGTCTATATCTTCGACTTCGGTCTAAATCACGCCGGGTTCTGCAGCCTGACCGTCAAGGGAGCTGCCGCCGGACAGCAGATCATGCTGCGCCATGCCGAAGACCTGAAGGATGACGGCACCCTCTACACCGCCAATCTTCGGGCGGCGCAGGCCACTGACCGCTTCATATCGGCGGGCGGCGGAACTGAAACCTTCGAACCGCGCCATACCTGGCACGGGTACCGCTATGTCGAGATCACTGGTTACCCCGGTGTCCCGCCGCTTGACTGCCTGACCAGCAATTTCGTCTATCAGGACGCGCCGCTGGCATCGACCTTCGCCACCTCGTCGCCGGTCCTGCAAAATTCGTGGGATGCCGCGGTGCTGGCATGGAAGTCGAATGCCCTGACTTTGCCCACCGATTGTCCCCAGCGCGACGAGCGCCTCGGCTGGGGTGCCGACGCGCACCTGTTCGCCCAGGCCGCTACTTTCGTGCAGGACACCGGGGCGTTCCTCGATAAGTATTGCGACGATCTCGACGACAGCGCGATCGATGGCCTGGTCGGCGATGTCGCCCCGCACGTCACCGATGTCGCCCGCGGACGCGCGGGCTGGGGCGAGGCGGCGATCATCATCCCGTGGACGCTCTATCAGGCGTATGGGGATACCGGCTATCTCAGCCGCCACTGGACGACGATGAAGGCGGTGCTGGGCGCGCTACCGTATGTCGATTTTTACAACGACTATCTGCACCTCGGCCAGCCAACGAGCCCCGATGTCTTCCGCTATGCCTATGCCTATCACGCGGCGGATATCATCAAACGATCGGCCGACCTGCTCGGCGATGCCGCTACCTCGGCGACGGCCGCATCCAAGATGGCGTCGTTCTCCGCATCGTGGAATGCCTTCGTGTCCGGTGGCGGGTCGGTCATCGGCAACGAAGCGCAGTGCGGATATATTTTGGGTCTCGCCTTCGGCATCCTGCCAGCCGGGCAGCGCGCTGCGGCCGTCTCGGCGCTGGCGTCCAAGATCATGGCCGACGGGCTAAAGTGCGGCTTCGTCGGGCTCACGTATCTGCATGACGTGCTGGCGGATGGAGGCCGCCTCGATCTCGCTTATGCGCTGGCCGAGAAGACCACCGCCCCCTCACTCGGTCATCAGCTTGGCACCGGCCTGACGACGACCGGCGAGCAGTGGGACCCGCGCGGCTTGCGAGGGGTCAACGACGCGGCCAATTCGTACAACCACTATGTGCGGGGTGCGATATTGTCGTGGATCGCCCGCAGCGTGGCCGGGATCGACGCGGCGTCGCCTGGCTTCGCGACCGTGCTGCTACGGCCGCGGCCGGGCGGTGCGGCCACCAGCGCCCGACTGACCTATGCCAGCAAAGCCGGGACGATCGCCACCGACTGGTCGATTGCCGGCAACAAGCTGATCTGGTCGTTTACAACCCCTGTCCAAGCGATCGTCTCGCTGCCGCCGGGCTTCGTAACCACGGGCTTGACCGGCGCGATCGCCCCCGACCCGATCACGGGCGGCGAGCGGTATCAAGTCGCTGCCGGCAGCTACTCGATCACCGCCACCCTCACCTCAACCTACGTCGCGGCTGGCTATGTCGCGGACGGCTATATTGGAGCCCTGTAATGGTCGATATCATCACCCGCGCCGGCAAGGGCAGTGCCCTGACCTATGCCGAAATGGACGCGAATTTCACCAAGCTGAAGCAAGCGATTGAGGCGCTTCAGCCGATCGCTATCAGCTGGACGCCGGCAGACCTCGCGTCGACCGTGGCATGGTGGGACGCATCTGACGCAGGCAGCGTCACCGTGGCCGGCGGCATCGCATCGGCTTGGAGGGACAAGAAGAACGGGATCGTCGCATCGAACGACGCCGCCAGCCAGCGCCCGGCCTATTCGGCGACCGCGCTTGGTGGAAAGCCCGGTCTGACTTTCGATGGTGTCGATGATCGGCTGGCCTTCCCGACCAATGCCTTCCTGCCGATCGGCACCTCGCCCGTCACGGTGCTAATTGTCGCCCGCGCGG